CTTCGGCAAGAGCCAGTTCGGCCCGATGGGCACCGCGCCGTCGGCCTTCACGTAGTCTTCGGGACCTTGCAGAAGCGGGTGAGCCTGGGTCGTGTCCGAGAGGATCAGCTCGCTGTCGCGGTTATAAAATTCGCGCTGGATCTCGGCGATGGACTCGTACCTGGGAATGCCGACGTTTTCACACCTTGGTCTTCTGCGGTCGAAGAGGCGAATGATTGGGACCTTGCCGAAGGGATGAGGAACAGGCCCCGTCTCCACCTTGCCCTTCGCGTCATAGCGCGTCCACGACTCGGCGTTCCAGTACCGCCACGCGACCCCGCTCTCGTCGTGAACCTCGCGGATGAGGCATTCAACGTAGCGGCCTCGGCGGTCGAGCCGCCACCAGATCATGTTCTCGGGCAGGATGTGGGAGGCGACGCAACCGTCGAGCCCCATGCGCAGCTCATCCGCGCGGGTCCGCACCTCCTCGCCGTCGACGCGGGAGGGATGATCGATGATGATGTCGAGCTGTCCCAGAACCAAAAGCAGCGGGGCGACGGTCTCGGCCATCCAGTCGTCGATCGTCGAGCCCTGGCCGTCCACGTCGCGCCACCAGGCGGCGAGCTTCGGGGGACCGTCGCGCTTGACTTCGCGGCTGAAGATGCGGGCCAGATGGGCTTCGGCGGCCTCGGCGACAAACGTGGGTACGGGCGTGCGGGCTCGCCGCAGCTCGTAATCATCGTCGGTCGCCTGGTGCGCCTGGTCGGTCCCGAACGGCCTCCCGGACGGCGCCGCTCCCGGGTCGAACGCCGAGGGGTACTCGCGTTTGTGCCGCACCAGGTTGCGCACCGGCATGCCTCTCGGATCATATCCATATATGGCGGTCCGGTAGGATTCGCCTCCCTCCCACGAGTCGAGCAGCCATCGCCATCGCAGGTGATGCGCGGCCCATTCGGGATGAGGGTGGTCGATCCGCCGGCCGTCCGGCAGAACGATGCGGGGCGGGCTCGCCGCCCACGTCGAAAAGAGCGACTCGCCCATCATGGTCGAAAGTGGCATGGCGTTCTTCGCTGGCTATGGGGAAGGTTGGTTCCGACGCCTCAAAACACCCGTCCCGCCCGGATTCGACGGAGTGGTTTGATGGGAGCGGCCCCATCGGGCAAGGCGACCCGAAGGCCGCCGCGAACGGCGTCGATCAGGTCCTCATGGGGGTGTTGCGGGTCGGCCGGATAGTCCATCCACTGGCCCGACCGCCGGGCCCTCGCGTAGCTTTGGAAGGCCCCAATCAGATGTCTACATCTCGGATGGATCGTCAGGCGAGCCACGCCGTCGGCCGAGCGGACGAGCCCCTCAACCAGGCCCAGCCCCTCGGTCACGCAACCGGCATACTTCGGCCAAGCCTGAATCCCGGTCTCGCCGACGAGGCCGCATCGCTGATATTCGGCGAGGACCGTCGGCCCGACCGGGTTGCGGGCGCCGCCGGCCGAGTCGGTCGAGACAAGGCGAACCGCCCCGCCGCACATCCGGTCGGCCATCTCGCGAATCTCCAGGGCGCAGGATTCGGCCGTCCGACCCTCAGCCAGAAACTCGGCGAACACCCGAACCCGCGACGGCTCGACGATCGCCCCACCGCGTGATTCCGGCGTCACCTGGAAGAAGACGGCGGCCGTGAAGACGCCGCTGTCGATCGAAATATGAACCGGCAGCGACGGATCAAATTCGGCCTCGTCGCTCACGTTGTCGGCCTCGTCGAACCGGGCGAACCAGCTTCCCTGCGAGACCGGAGCCCGGCACAGATAATCGCTCGCGAAGACGCGGGGCGAGACCGCTTTCGCCTTCTGAATCAGGGCGTCGATTCCATAGTGTCCGTTGCTCCGCTTCGCCTTGGGTCTCCCCTTCGGGTCCTGGTCGCGGTCTTCATGGCACCAGGCGAACAGGGGACACTCGGGGCATTTTTCCAGGTTCGGCCCGCTTCGGCTGGTCGGGCAACGCTCCAAGACTTCAAACACACAGTATGTGTCGATTGGAAACGCGCCCGCCCTGCCCCGCTCCACCAACCCGGCCATGGGTCCGGACAGCTTGTGCCAGGTTGAGGTCATCAAGACGCTCGCCTTGGCGCCGCGCAGGTCCATCGCCATGCCCAGGGCCGCCTCGCGGATGTCGGGGTCGATCTCGTCCACCTCGTCGAGCTTCAGAGCCGCGACGTGCGGGCCGCGAACGCTCGTGGGGCTGGCCGCGAGGATCGACACCCGCGAGCCATTGGCGTAAACGGCCTCGGTTTTCAACAGCCGCCGGATCGCCTCCTCGTCGCCGCCGAACGCGCCCGCCCCTTCGAGCACCAGGTCGCGGAGGGCCTGGTGGATCTGTTCGGATTGGGCGCGCGAGCCGCCGAGGATCCGGGTCTCGTGCCGGTGGTTGAACCGGCTGGCCAGGTGAGTGTCAAGGGCCGAGAGGAACGACTTGCCGCTCCCCCGCGGCCCGTGCCAAAGCGCCAGCGATGGACGCTCCAGCACCTGCCTGGCGAACATGTCAAACGGGGCGGAATGCCCCTTGCAAACCGGCCGCGACGGGATCCGGACGCCGGTGAACCCCAGCACCCAGTCGCGCAGCTCGGCCCGTGTTTTCGGACGACGATCGCGAACGGACTTAAGTATCCGCGCGAGGTTCGACGGGTCCACGAACGGCCTCCAAAACCCTGCGGGCGGTCTCGTCATCGATCGAGAGCGGCTTGACGTCCTCCCCCGAATCAGGGTCGGCGCCAACCCGCTGGAAGATCTCGTGTTGAGCGCGAACATCGCCCTTGGCGGCCTCGGACACCAGCGCGTTGAGCACCCGTTCGGACCAGGTTCGACCCGGCTCGTCGCTCGGCCGGTCCAGGTAGTCGCGGAGCCGGCGAATCATCCCATGATTCCGATCGCCGCCGCCCTCCAGGCCCGATTCCCGCGTTTCCTTCATGTGTTCGTTCCCCGACTTGGATCGGCTCGAGGGCCGAATCAGCGCGGCGGCTCCGGCAACTGGAGGGTCCGGCCGGCGATCGCGTCCAGATACCTTTGCTCGCGCTCCATCGCGCGGCGCTCCCGCTCAATCTCAAAATTCGCCCGCGCGATCTGGGCCCGACGAGCCAGTAACCAGCCGATGAGGGTCGAGGCCGCCGAACCGATGAAAGCAAGTCCACTCACAGTCGAAGGGCTCTTGGCCCACTCCAGCAGGGCGGCGAAACTGAACCCGCCCGACGCCCCGGCGCTGGCGTAAAGTCCGTTGTAGTTCATCTCCCTCGCTCTCGGTTCTACGCCCGATCAACGGGCGACTAGGAACGCTCGAAACGAGCCACCGCGGCGTGAAGCCCAACCACGCTCGCCCCCGTGAACACGACGAGCAGAGCCTCGAAGATCTGCCTCAGCCCCTCGTCGTAATTCTTGGCGAGGATCATGGCGATCCCCGACGAAACGGCCGCGATCACCGGCGCGTACTTCTTATAGTTCCGCGCCAGCATGATGATGAATTTAATCGTCGCCATTGAAATTCCTTCTGAGTTGACTCAAGAGAGATGCGCCCATCGCCCGAGGCGATCAGGCGGCCTGGTGGTAGCTCCAGTGCTTGGGCAGCTCGCGGGGAACGAACACGGGGGCCTTGGCCAGCGCCCACGAGTCTCCCTGAGCCAGGATCCGTTCAACGACCGGACGCTCGGCCCAGAAGCTGAAACTCGGTTGATCAAGCGTCGTCGGCCCCGTCGGCTGGTCCGGCCCCCAGCTTTGAAGGATGCAGGCGCCGGGGCGATCGAATCGAAGGCCGCCGATCACCATGCAGTGCCCCCACGAGCCTTTCGCCCGGCAAAAGCCGTCGCGATCGCGTTCGAGCGCGAAGCCCTGGTTCGAGCAGATGGTCACCGGGTAACCGTTGGCCACCGCGGCCGACAACTCGGCCCAGGTCGTCACCCGGGCGGCCGAGCCGAGCTTGAACGAGGCGGCCAGCGCCTTCAGCTCGGCCGGCGCGCCCCGGTGTCCCCAATCCTTGGCCCGACGGCCGCTGTAGGCGCCGTCGCCGCCCACCGCCTCGCGACTAACGACGCCCACGGTGGTCATCGCCGTCACCGCCGCCGAGCCGTAGGAGCCGTCGCCCCCGCCCAGAAGGCCGGCGACTTCGCGGGAGGTCGCGTAAATGAACTCGGTGGACGTTTCGCGGTACTCGGCCGGCGCCCCCAGGGCGATTTCAACGCACTGAAGCACGTCGAGGCCGTGCGCGTGTCCAAACCCCACGCAATCGCCGATCTGTTGCGCCGGGTAGTCGGGGTGGCTTCCCAGAACGTCGAGGAACGCCTTGTAGAGCAGAATCGGCTTGCCGTCGGCCGCGTCGGAGCTCAATCCTGGGGCCGCCTGAGCCAGCGTCGGCCGCCGGCGGGCCAGGCCCTGTTGAAGCTCGTCGGCGCCCAGCCAGCCGAAGGCGAACGGATGCGTCGTTTCACTCATCGCGGGTCTCGCAAGTTGTCATCGTGATCCAGGATCGGGACGGGCCGTTCCACCTCATTTGGCGGGATTGGCCAGCCCCGCCGCGAAGGCCCGCCACAGGGAGGCGAGCGCGGCCTTGTCGGCGGCGGACACCTCGCCATCGGGCTTCCCCTCGGGAACGATCCCGGCGAACTCGGAAGCCACCGCGCGGTCGAACAAGGCGACGCGGCCGGCGGACCACTCCCGAGCCACCACGTCGAGCGCTTCGGGAACCGCTCGGCCGGCGTCGAGCGACTCGGCGCCCTTGAGCCAGGCGTCGGCGTACACCGCCCCCAGCTCTCGCGGATACGTCCGGCCAATCGCCGACACGCGCTCCGCGGCGGGCGAGGCCGGCCCCGAGGACCGCCGGTTCGCCAGAAGGGCCCCGGCCGAGACCGAGACCACGACGATCAAAAACGTCGGCCCCCAGGCCCTGACGACTTTCGTCGTCGAGGCCCAAACACGTTCCAGCTTCAGCGGCATGGAGGTATCACCTTCGGTTGATGTGAGGGCGCGGCCGATCACCGCGGATCATCGACCGGCGCAAGCGCGAACCGAGCGCCGGGGCTCCCGGATCGGAACCCGCGCTCGGCGATCGGCGGCTTCCGCCCGCGGCTTCAAGGCGAAGCCGGGGCGATGCCCTTGTTGAAGAGGGGGGAGAAACGCGCTCGCTCGGCGCCGCCGCGCGAACCGACACGGCCCGCGTCGGTCAGCCTCGCGCTCGAGGCCCGCGAGCCGCCCGGGGCTCGGGCTTGGGGTCGGTTTCCGGATCCCGCTTCAACGCGGGATGGTCGTCAACGCCCGAGGCCGAGCAAACCATGCAGCAATCCAGCGATCCGGCCCGAATCGGTCCCCGATGGCGACACTTCGAGACCGGCGTGAACGCCCCGATGGGAAACAGGGGGACAAGCTCCAACCACCACGGGACGGGTGTTTCCGCGGCGTCATCCCTACCTTGCAATTCGCGCTCGGAGGCCGATTCCTCGGCGAGGGACGCCTCGGACGCCCGCGCTCGGGCCAATCCCCGCTCCACAAGCCGACGACTCGACCCCGACGTTTTCGCAATTTCCGAAGTCGTCCATCCCTGACGATGCAGCCGCAGCCATTCGGCGTCGCGAGCCTCGCGGGCCCAACCCCGCGCTCGCCTCCGCGGCGTCTTGCCGCTTTCATCCCCCGACGACGCACCGCTCATCGTTCGTCTCCCCAGCAAGGCGGCCTTCGTCATTGTTTCCTAGCTAGTAATGCCACATAATACGCGATCCCGAATCCAGGAGGATTCACCCAAAACCGCAATCTTACCGCAACTCCTTTATTTTCAAGGAGTAAAAATCTTGGAAAAATCTCCGCCACCCCGTCCTTATTTTGGCCGCGACGCGCCTGCCCCCGTCCCTCCAGGTCGGAGCGGCGCAAGCAAATCGCCTAAAAAAACTCGGTGGAGCCGCGGCTTGACGGGTTTGCTAGAATCAGTGATGGGATGATCCCCCAATCCGGCGACGCGCGCTCGCGCGTTCATTCACACCACGCGAAGACAGCTGTTTCGGGAAGTCGATTTCATGGCTATGGCCGAGTCAAACGAGAAGGCCGAGTCCAGGAGGGTCCTGGACGTCGGCCAGTGCGGGCACGATCACGGGATGATCACCAGGCTTCTCGCGGGCTT